AACTCGCTTCTTTAAGCTGAGTATTTTATTTATTGATGTCGTTCTCTTGAACATCAGGGAATAGTGGTTGTTCTAAAATTGTTTGCTCTATCTGCTGAACTGGAGCTCCGTAACCTGAATCCATCAAAGCCTTGTAAGCTGCAACATCTCCCTCACGTGCTTTTTTAATTAAAGCTAAGGTCATTAAGTCCTCTTGAGACATCGTTTCAGTTTCTCCAGTCAAAGGGTTCTTAAGGTTTTGATTTACCTCTAACCATTGACGTGCTATCGTGCTTCGGTTCTTTGCACCTTTTGGTCTGCCGTTAGGGTTTCCGCTTTGACCTTTATTCCAAGCGGGCTTTAAATTATCTTCATTTGCCATTTCGGTGTTTTTTCGGTGTTACTTATCTTTATCGTGTTCTGCTTTAATCATTTGTTCAGTGGCTAAAACATAAGCACGTCTTTTAGATTTTTCGTTTCTGTTGTAAGTAAAACATTTACCTCCGTCTGCATATTGAAAACCATCCTTTCCATTAAACTGACAATGTATAATCTTCTCCATTTTTCTTTACTTTTAAAGTTGGGTCTAATTTAATCATTCGTTCTAAAATAACTTGGCAATACTTCGAGTCTAATTCCATACCGTAACATTTGCGTTTAAGTTGGTGTGCTGCTACCATTGTAGAACCTGAACCTAAAAATAAATCTAAAACTTTATCTTCTGCTTTACTCGCATCTGATATTGCTTTCTCGCATAAAGGAATTGGTTTCATAGTTGGATGTAATTCGTTTTTTTGTGTTCTTGGAATATCCCAAATATCCATTCCATTATTGCCACCATAAAAATTATGTTCTTTTACCCATCCATAAAATATATGTTCGCATTTAGACATATAATCTGAGTTACTTAAAGTGTGATTTCCTTTGTTCCAAGTGATTAATGCTCTTACTTCTAATCCTGTTCTTTTTAAACTCTCAAAGTATTCACCTAATTTTAATCGATAAAAGCAAATATAAAAAGCACCATTTACAAATAGTTGTATATTGGCATTAATTGCATCTAAAAAATCATCCCCATCTTCTTTTGACATTTTATCGTTTTTAATTACTCCGTGTTTAGAATTAAAACTTTTACTCCCATCTGCGTGAATACCTCCTGTAAAATCCATTAAATAAGGAGGGTCGGTAAATACCATATCAGCCTTTTCTCCATTCATTAACTTAGCTACTTGGTCGCTATCCGTACTATCCCCACAAAGTAAACGGTGTTCGCCTATTTCAAATAAATCTCCTAATACGATGTCCGTGTTTATTTCGTTAGGTATTTCGTAATCATCCTCCTCAGCTTCGAGTTCTTCTTGAACGCTTAAATCAACGGGTAAATCTAAACCCCAATCATTTAACTTTTCGGTATCCCATTCATTAGCTAACATATCCCAATCCCATTCTCCAAAGCCTACGTTATCTTTTACAATAAATTCGTCTTTCTGTTGCTCGGTTAGGTTCTCAGCCTTCACAATATACACCTCTTTCATACCTGCTTCCTTACACGCTTTTAAACGCATATTCCCACCAAGTACAATGTTGTTCTCATCCACTACAATAGGTCGTAGCTCTAACATCTGCGGAAACTCTTGTATTGATTTGACTAACTTCTTGAACTTATCGTCTTTAATTAGTCGTGGGTTCTTCGGGTTATTTTTTACCTCTGATATTTTTACTTTGCTTACTTGCATTTTGTTCGTGTTTTGTTAGTTGTTCTCTGCATATTGCGTAGCGTTGGTCAATGTCTCTGTACTCTCTTGACATTGTGTCATCCATCATACATCTTTGAATAAACTCGTTATTCTGCTCCTTTGGAAGTGGAGTCGGTATAGGCATCTTTTATTTTTTTAAAGTGGTCTAAAAATTCGTCTTCTGTTAGTTCTTCTAAGCACATTAAACCATCGGCATCTGTAAAGTATTCGATTAAGTGGTGTCCGTCTTTTCGTATCCTCTCGGATAAAGAGTGGGCATACTCAATCAAATCTTTGCCATAGTCTAATATGTAGTATCTCATCCTTTGTACTCTTCAAATACCTTTTGCATCTTCAATACAATCTCACGGAAACAAGAAGCACAAGAAGTAGGCTCTTGACGTAAGTTAAAGACACGGTTGTAAATTGCGATGAGTTTAGTTTGCTCGCTTGGTTTGAATGTTTCCTGAGTGAGTACGTTGGTTTCAGTTAACCATTGGTATTCTTCTTCCGTTAAGCAGTTCGTGTTTCGGTAAGGGAATAATTCGTTGAGCTTCTTCTTACGCTCTTCGCATCCGCAGTCCTCACCTGCTACAAACTCTACTAACTTTTTGATTCCTGTGGCTTCCGTGATTTGTTCGATTGTGTCACCTAAACCTTTTGCTTTTCTTTTTGCCATTGTTTATTTTTTAAAATGTTCTTTACTTAATTCTGCTAAATCTTTTCTTAACATTTCGTTTTCCGCTTTTAGCTTTTTGTTAATTTTCTCTTGCTCACAAAAAAGATTATAGTTTTCTTTTGACCTTTCAATTCGTCTTTCCAGTTCTTGCTCTAAAACTTCTAATATATTTATAAATTTCATAATTTATCTTTTAGTTACATACCACCATCGTGGCTCTATTATAGTATTTAAATCTTCAAACTCTTTATCTTCTTCTCCGCTCCAAACTATTCTTAATAACCTATACTTAGTTACTTCGTTTTCTACTATCTCAGTTACCTCACCTTCATAATAGCAGTCTCCATCTTCAATGTCTCTAATTATATCTCCAACATTAAAGGTCATATTAATTCAAATTCTTCGTTTAAAAAATCAGCGTAGTCTTCTCCGACTGACTGACGTATTCTTTCTTTGCAGGATTTTATGGTTAGGAAAATAGACTTTAAGCTGATGCCAGTCTCTTCTGATATTTGACGCATTGGTTTTCTTTCGTCTTTATATATCCTGAATAACTTTTGGTCGTACCAATCCCAACTACTAATCTCGTTTTCTACTCTGTCGTAAATGTTCTCCAATGATTCGTGTTTAAGTAGCTCTAACTCCTCCTGTGCTAAATCCCTTACCACCTCAATAGATAAGTCATTAGATGCAGTTTTGTTGGCTTTGTAGGTTGTGTTTCGAAGTAGTATCCACATCAACGCTCTGTTGGGTTCTCCGTCTATTAGTATTTTTTCGTAGTAATTGTACTGATGTACTTTCAGGTACACATCTTGTACGATGTCCTCAGCGAACTCGTTGTCACCAAATAAACGGACTATGTTAAGCCATTCCTTGTGATGCTTTGATAAGATACTTAGTGCGTTCATTGGTTAATTTCTAAACAAATATATGACTATATTTTAATCTAACAAGTTGCCTACAAAAAAAGCCACCTGTTACAGTGGCTCTAATCCGTTTAAATAAATCTCTCGGCTTACATACTTATCTAACTTGTGTAGTGTTGATAAGGTTACGTCTTTACCGTTGAGAAAGTTGTTTACTTGGAAGTGGTGCATCTTGTATCCTAATAACTTTATGTCCTCTACGATTTGGTTTCGTGTTCGGGTAAGTAGGAGTTTATGTATCTGCTTCCGTAGGTCTTCATCGTTTATGTACATATCAGAAAGGTAGGTCATCGTCAATACTATCCCCGATTGGCGCACGTTCAGGTGCAACGTATGGTTCGCTAAATGATGCAGAGAAGAACTTTCCAGCTTTACCTTCTTTTAGCCATAAAGCTACCTCCATTTCTTTACCGTTTACATTTACCTTTCCTTTATAGTCAGGTTGTTTGTCGCTCGTCTTTTTGTCGTTTTTAAAGATTGCTCCTGTGTTTGTTTTGTTTTCCATTATGTTGGGTTTATATGTTACTGATAAATGCGATAATTAATGTAATGCTGATTACGGTAATGAGTATCATTGTGCCTAATGCAGCGTAGTATTCTCGTTCTTCGTTTCGTTTTTTCATAGTGTAAAAATTAAATAGCCAATAGTTATTCCTGCTAACAGGTGTAATAGTCGGTAGTAGTTTTCGTAATTCATTGTTCTTCGTTTACTATTTCTAATGTTCCATTGATTGAATAGCCAGTCAATCGAATCAACTGCTCAATGTGATAAATCAAGTCCTCAAGCTCTACATCCTCGTGGTCGAACTCGTAGCTGGCTTTGTGTCCGTAGTGGGTGATTTCTATTTTCATTGTTCTTGTTGTTTAGTTTAAAAAAGCCTTTTTTCTCGGAAGGCTAACCTATCTCCCTACGATGAGAGCCGCAGCCAATGCACGGCAGTCTACGTTCAACTCGTCAGTTGCATCTCTCGTTTACATTTCGTTTTAAGATATGTGGCAATTTTTACCCCTTATCCTTGTTTAAATTGTTTTACTTCGTCTTTTAGTCGCTCCAAATACAGGCAGAAGTCCATCGCTTCATCCTGAGCGTGATTCAGCCAATCTAAGACATCTAAATCAGTCCGTGTTAACATTGTGCCATACTTCTCAATTCCTCTTTGTGAGCGGTCATAAAACTTGCTCATTACTTTTAGGACAATCGGGTCTTCTACTTTCTGATTCATAGGAATTGAATTAGGGCGTTATAATACTCACGGCAAAGCTCTATTTTTTCTTTGATAGCTTCGATTACTGCTTCGTCTTTTTGTACATAGAATACTTTTACTCTGCGGTTTTTAGGCACTTGGCTGAACTCGTGTTTGCGTAGAATCTCCTCACGCAAGTCGTAGTCCTCTTCAATCTTGTGTAGTTTCCAATGCGCTCTGCGGATTTCGTCCTCTACCATTTCGATAGGTGTATCTACAAGGCAGTAGCAAAGCATTGATTGTTGTTTACCAGTTAGCCACATATAACCCTGTAGCTGATAGAAATAGTCTTTGTTAGGGATTTCGGTATCAAAAAACGGAAACGTTGTAGCATCCCAACTTGATTTCACGTCAAGCAATACATCGTCCGTGTTTACGTCAGGTGTTCCCTTTATCCAATCGTTCTCGAAATACTCTTCGTTCTTGTAGATGAATTTTACGTCTAAGACATCGTTTACAAGTGAGATAGATAAATCCTCAACTGCATTGCCTTTGTCTGTGTAACGGCTTGAAAACTCCTTACGGATGCCGTATTTCTCCTCTAACACAAGTTCGTGTATGTAAGTTTTAGCCGTTTGGCTTAGTAATTCGCCTTTAGAGCGTGGTGTTGCCATAATTTTCCCTATGGCAGAACATCGAATCTTGAGAGCTTTCATAGTGCGTTTAACATATCAATTTGACCTTCAGTTAATGCAAAGGATGTTTCGAGTTTCTCTCGTGTGTATTCTCCTTTAGCGATGGCTTGTACTGCTGCGCTGAAACGCTTTTGGTCAATTGCAGGAAGTTTCTTTTCCGTCTTTACTTGCTCACCTGATGCGTCCGTGTCTTTGTCAGTTACTAAACCAAGTGCAGAGCTGAGTGCATAACGACGGTAGTACGTCACACCTGAACCAAATCCTTGATAGTCATTCATACCCTTGAGCTGAACGTAAGGAATCATACAAACCGACTCCATAAACTCACCGCTCTCGTGGAAGATAACCGTCTTTAGGCAGTTTTGCCCTTCTTGGTTTGTAAGTTGTTGGGTAAATCCGAGTCCGTGTTTCTTTAGGATAGGATTGATTACCTCAAAAATCTTGAGTAAATCTGCGTAAGAATACCCATAGCCTTGTGTGGCTTTGTGAATTACTGGCACTTCCTGCTGAAATGCTGCCAAACTTTTAAATAAATTTTTCATAGCGTTTTTGTTTTCGTGCGTTACGGATGCGCACCCCCCGTTTTATTTATGCTTTTTCGATGATTGTATTTAATATCTCCGTGTCCGTGTAGCAGTCATCACCTGTCGCTGAACATAACTCGTTAACTAATTCTACAGGAGCGATACCTGTTTTCAAATACTCTTTGTATTCAGCAGCAGTCATCTCTACTTCTTTAGTGATTTCGTAGTATCTAACTTCGGTTTGTGTTACTGTAACTTTCATAGCGTTGCGGTTTTGTTATATGCAAATATAGATATTATATTCACATCTACAATATTTTTTCAAATATTTTTTAATAAATCTTCCATCGGTAGCAAGATTCCCTTACTGGTATTAGAATCTCCGCCTAAAATATCTCTACTTGTGCCTATGTATTTTCTGCACATCTGCTTTAATTCTTTTGTTTCAATCAAAATACTTCGTGTTTTACTAAACCAATACACCCACCATTTAGCTTCAGTTGTGCTGATTCCGCTTTTCTTGCCTCTGCTTTCGTATTCTACAAATAGATTGCCTGTCTCATAGCACTTAAAATCACGTTTAACTTCGATTGTAGAAGCTATCACCTCGCTTAGTAGGGTTTCATACTCCTGACCTATTTTAAGGTCGTAACGGAAGTCGCTATTGTATTCCATCTTTTATCTTGTTTTTGTATGTTTTGATTAGTTCTTTTAGTTCTTCTGATGAGTATCTTCGTGTTTGGTTAGCAAGTTGGCTTAATTGCTCGTATTTAGACTCTCCTATGCGTTTTAAGAGACCCTCACGATAGTTGATTAGGTTTCCGTGTTTCCATTGGTTACAGGCTACGCATTGTCCGTGTACGTTATCTTCGTTGAATGTAACTGCTTTGTGTCCACCTGAACTCCAAAAATGTCCTGCGTCAAATTTATCTCCGAGTTTTGAACCGCAACTGATACAAGGCTTATTCTTATCACGTTCCCTTATATACTTATTGAATACTACTTGGGCTTCTTTTAACCAATCTGAGGTGGTTTTTAGGTTTTCTTTCATTCGTGTTTTAGTCTGCTTCCATTGCTTCTCTCTTGCCTCAGCTACAAAAGCACGGACACACTCGTCTTTCAGGCAGTATTTATGATTGAAGCGGATAGGTTCAAACTTCTCCTTGCAGTTCTTACATCGTGGCATCTTTGTATTTGATTTCTTCTTGTAATTCTTGATAGGCTACTCGCAGTTGAGCGTTTCTTCTTGCAAGTTGGTTAAGCTCTCGGTTTAGAGATGTTATTTCGTCTTCAAGTAGGTTAATCACCTGAATTGTCTCAAGTAAATATGCCTCGCTTTCTTTACCTCCGTTGATGTAGTCTTTGGCATCAGGCTTGTCCTTTTCGAGTTTCTCTCTTACGTTCTTGATTCGTTCTTTAACCGTCCATACGGTTGATTTAGCCCATAGTATTTTAAGTGATAAGTCCATATTAAAAAGGGTTTTTGTTTGCAAGTCTACGAAGTTTCTCTGAGGTAGTTTCTATTTGTCCGTCTTTTGGTATCTCAATTTTACGTTGTGATTCCTTCTTGTAGGTAGTTCCTCGGTTTGCATAAACACGATTACCTTTGAAGTCAAGCATATAATACTGGTAACGTTCAACATCCAAGAATAATTTGTACACTCCGTTTTTCGATACGCCTTTTGGCTTGCTCTTAGCCACCTTCAAATGAACTTCGTTCTTTTCTGCACCTACTCCATTAGCATCAGGTAAACCATACGGAGGTCTCCACGGAATTAATACGCTTAAACCCTTTCTAAACCATACCTGACCGCCTGAAAAATCTCGTGCCGTAGGAATCGGAAAGTATCTAAGTTCAGTTCCTGCTATTGACATTGCAGTTACCATTGGTTGGTCTCTAACGTGATTTATAACGCAGTTATGTCTACCTGTCTTTCTTGCGTTCTTACGAACTAAACCAAGAATCCTACTCAAGTATTTATCCTCACGTCCTAAATCAGCAGGAATAAACTCCTCGGTTAACTCGTTCCACGGGTCAATCGTAGTGGTATGGATTTTAATACCTTCTTTGCGCTCAATCTCATCTACAAGTTGGTAGAATTTAGTTATAGTCAAATCCTCGTCAATTGGGTCAATTACAATGAAATGCTCATTTATAAACATTTCAGCACTTACTTGTTCACTGTTAGTCATTGAGTTTTGTCCTTGAACGTATGGCTTACCTATGTACTTGTAGCATAGTTCAGAAAATATCTCGGCACTACTTCCAGTCTCAGGAGAAAATACAACGTGATTCCAACCGTGTAAACACGAAAGGTTTATAAGTATCTCAAACCATAACTCCGTCTTTCCTGATGCAGGAGCTGCACCTATGTAAGTTGTAGTTCCTTCCTTGATTGTAAGTGGTAGCATATCCCAATCCCAACCTATTGACTTTCCTCTTACATCTTTTTCGTGTCTAATACTAAACATTTCAGCATTTAGGTCTGTTAATTTCTTGTACATATTCTATCCCTCCCAAATTTCAGATGGTAAACTATAAGATATTTCGTTTATATACGGAAGCGTATTTAGTAACGTAGACTTCCAATTGGAAATAGGTTGCAATTTACCATTTCTATTTATACTCCAATCACTCTCTTTCCAACTTTCGTATTTAAGTCTTAAATCTATCTGACTCACTTTTGGTTTCTTATCTAAAGCATAAGCTAAAAACTCCGAAAATTCAGGTATAGTATTATTCTTTACTTCTTTACTTTCTTTAGTTGTTGCCCTTTGTTTGACTTGTTGCTTGCCCTTTTCTACCTCTTCACATTGCAATTTGTCCCATTTTATAAGGGTTATAGCTTGCCATTTGTTTGTCACGTTGCGTGTCACTTCTTTAGACCTTTCTAACTTGTCCATTGCAACCCTTGTTTGCTTGACCGATAAGCCTATTTCTTTGGAAAGATTTTCCCAACTGGTAACGTATGTACCCGCTTTTATTGTTTGCCCTTTCCATTCCTTGTCTTTGTAATTTACCGAAATAAGCAAATGTAAAAGTAAACGTGTTGCGTTGTGGTCATCATACCACTCCCAGTCTTTTAAACTGCGGTGTAATTTAATCCAACTGCTCATTGCTAAAATTTTCTAAAGTTTTGATTAAGGTGTACGCTTGTTTAATGTCAATGCAAACCGTTTTTGATTGTTCGCCTTCTATAATTTCAAAGCAAATAAAATCTCCTTTAGAAACAATCATTTGGTCTTTGTCATTAAATTGACATTTAAAATAAATTTCGTTCATTTTGTAATTTTTAGTAAATAAAAAACCCCTGCATCTCATCGCGGCTGGACTTGCGAATCAATACAAGGGTCAATAATACCTTAGAGTTTATGGTGTCCAGCCAACTCGTCTACAAAGATAACGTATAACCATGAAAAAAGTTGCATCAACTATAAACTATTTTCGTACTTGCCCAATTTTATATGTCGTTGAATCTTTTTGAACTGGGTGTAAGTTTTTGCCTTTAGTACGTCTTTTGCTAAATCAGGTGAGTCATCAATCAAAGGAAGCGTAGCTCCGTGTAAGACATCATCTATTTGCTTAGTAGCTATCTTGTAGTCTTCGTATCCAAACCTGTGCAAGTCTTCGTGTTGCCGTAGTCCGTGAATGATTGTAGCGTGATGTTTACCTCCGAACTTCTTGCCTATCTCGTCTAATGAGAATCCTAAAACACGGAGTTCATTATAAAGGTAATAACGCTTGTAAATATACTCCCTGCTGCGATTCTTTGACCATAGCTTGTGCTGCTCTATAATCTCTTGTATGAGTTCTACTTTCGTCATTATGGTTCTATTGGGGTTACTATAAATTTTCCTAACTGGTATTGTCCTGTTTTTAGTAAATCCTGCTTTTTCCAATAGGCTAATGATTGTGAGGTAAGTATCCATTCCTGAACTACCTTTTGTCCTACTTGGTATGTTAGTTTATATCTCATCTTTACTAATTTTGTTGTAATAGTAAACTCCAAATCTTTCTATTTCTTTTTTAGTTGTTTCATATATAGGAATCAAATTGAAACCATTTATGTTTCTTAAACCATCGTAATATGTTTTCATTATCTGCTGCTTTTCTTTTTCAAGTTTAAACTCAAGCAGTTCAATAATCTGCTCGCCTGTGTAAACATTTTGCATTCTGTCGTTTTTCAGAAACTTTATTAATTCTTGTATTGCGGTCATAGCTTTTCTAATTCGTGTTTTACTTCTTCCCAATAATCTATTATTAGTCTATTTTGCCAATGATGCTCGTGTAAAGCCTCAATTACTTCATCAACTGCAATCAATGCGCAATGTTTAGCAGCTAAAGGATATTCAACCCTAAGCATTTTTTCATATAACTCTATTGCTTTTTCTTTAGGTGTCATAGCTCTTGCATTTTAATTTCACAAATTCGGTTGTAAAGACCAAAGTTAAAGTTATCCCAATACCTATTTAGTTGGTAGTCTCTAAATGAACCACCAAGTCCCCTCATCGTTGTATTCTTCAACATAGGCATCTTCAAAGGTGTTTGCTTCGTAGATTTTTTCAAGGTAGTCATCGCAGTCTTGCGTTTGTTTGATGGTAAGAATTTCATTGTAGTTCTTTTTAGTGATTTTGTAATTAGAATAAGAGTCGTAAATTTCTATTTCGTATTCGGCTAAGATTTCGGCATTCGTGTCCGTGTCGCCTTCGTCCCAAAGAGTAACGAATAAGTACACAAAGTTCTTGTCCGTGTCTCGGTAGACCTCAAAGTCTTTTAGTTCTGTAACAATCATCTTATTTGAATTTAGAGTTATAAACGTGGTTCGAATACTTAGCGTAAGACTTTGGTAGTTCGTACTTAGGCTTGAAATAGGTTTGGTAGTTCCGTGTTTTTGCATCTTGGCGGTGCGGTGTAGCCGTCCCAAGTAAGTAAATAAAAAAGACAGTACCTAAGATAAATACTACTCCGCTTCCTAAGATTTGCTTTTCGTCCGTGTTCAAGTCCTTAAACAAAAACGAATACTTCTTAATTGTTCTCATTGTCAAAAATTTTATCTTTTAAATTACTAATTGCTCCCCATTGCGCTTGGGTGTGTAGCGTGGCTTCGTCGTTATAGCCAAAGTATTTACGTTGTTCTTGAAGCTCTGCGTAAAGCTCTCGTTCTTCGTTGAAGATTAGTTCTAAGATTTCGTCTTTTGTCATAGCGTTGTTTTTAAATGTTATATGCAAATATATATATAAGGTTTCAATTATCAACAACTTTTTTTAACATTTTTTTAGATTTCCTTATTTGACGGGGGTTGTAGAAGCAAACTTTTTTTCACGTTTTAAGGTTTTACCCTTATTTTGTACCCGAAAAGGTGTAATATAATGTGCATTTAGTCGGAATTTTACCGATTATGTATGTTATAATTAACAAAAAAAGCCTCCGATTAAAGAGGCTCTTACGCTATGAATAATGGCAGGTGATGCAAATATATTAAAAGATGTGGGATAAACGTGCGATTTGTCCGTGTTTTTTATGGTGCAGGAATCCTTCTATAGCTTTGGGAGCGTGTTGATAAGCGTTTCTATGATGCCAGCTATCAGTTCCTGATGGTGAGCGCAATGATTCAACGGTAACACCTTGATAGTCTTTAGACATTTTATGGTGAACGTGGTGCATATAAACGTACCTGTGCTTGGTTAAGCTCCAATCCATAGGAAACTCAGTAGCTAACAAAAGCGGTAAGTCCTGCTGCTTCGCTCCATCTCCGTGAGTAGTTCCTATGAGGTTCTCTCCGTATCTAAAAGCCTTGCGATGTGAAAGAGAGCAGTCGAAAGTAATGTTTGTAGCTTGGCGAAAATGTGTTTTGATACAATCAGCAAGAAAGAATCCGTGAGTGTAATCGTGGTTAGAAGGATTGAACACAAAATGTACATCAGCCAAAGCGATAAGTTTTTCAAGTAAGTCAACATATAATTGTTTTGCGGTTAAAAAATTGCGATACCACATCCCATCGGTGTCTTGTGGAGTGCCTGAGGTTGTAGTTCGTCTTGGAGTATCTATGTGTAGAATATCGTTTCCACCAACGAATAAAATTTTGTCTATATGAAAGCCTGCGGACTTGTCTAAAATGCCTTGTACGCCTTCTAAAACACGTTGTACGGCTATTTGAGAGTTGTAGTCTTCACCAGTTTCAAACGCATCGCATAGTTTACCTATGTGGATGTCAGCAGGGTCTATGACTAACAGGTGTCCTTCTTCGCTTTGAGTTCGTGTTATCGTAGGATAAGCAGGGCTATGCTTTTCCATCTCTTCCAACAACTCATCTTTGAACTCGTTGAACTTGTCTTCTTGTCCGTTAAAGTTTGGATTCTTAAAGAATAATGATGCCTGCTTAGATTTTAACCATCCGTGTTTTACGTTCTTGTCATCTAACCCCATTGAGTTAGATTCTTTTTTTATCGCTCTGTATTGTTCAATGATTTCTACCTCATCTGATTTTAAGCGATAGCGTGTTTGTCTCATAGCGTTGGTTTAAAGTTGCGCAGTAGCCAGTTTGTTATCATTC